ATTTTAAATTTTAACATTCCAAGAGGCGCAACTGGTGCACAAGGAAATGTTGGTCCTCAAGGAATTGAGGGACAAAGAGGAAGTAAGATTTATACTGGACTCAATGCACCAACATCACTAAATCCAGCTCCAGTAAATTTAATTGGAAACGATCAGTATCTAGCAACATCAACTGGAAACTGGTATATATATGATGCATCAGGATCTGGTGCATGGTCATTACAAGGAAATATAAAAGGTCTTAAAGGTGACAAAGGTGATACGGGTGCCACTGGCCCAACTGGTCCTTCAGGAAACGTAGTAGCAAATGAAATATACGCAAAGACAGATGCTTTGCAAGTAGATGCTCTACTTAATCTTGGAATATACTATCCAAAGTATACTTCAACATTAACACAAACACAGTTGAACAGTAGATTTGCAGCAAGCAGTTTCTTATTTTAGGAGAATAAAACATGGCTAGAAGACAGATTGAGGATACATACTACAAGTTTATTCCTACAACTAATACAATAACAATCCCTAGGGTAATTAAGCCAGAAAGATTAATGCTTATTACCAACGTAACAAAAAACATTGTTATTTATAACTTCTCAGACCCAAATCTTGGCTATGTTTCAGTAACTCAAAATAATACAAACAAAAATCAGCCAGGAACAACGATTGTCCTCGAATATAACTGTGCATCAATGCTTAGTACAGACAAGCTTGCAATTGTTTATGATGAAATAGCAGAAACAAATACATTTGAACCAGTACTTTTAGATGCTGTGCAAAAACTAAGAGTTGCAGCCCCACAATCATTGATGGATACCGACTTTGAGTACGGAGTTCAGCCTTCAAAGTGGGAAGCGCTTGTAACATGCTCTAATTACCCAACATTTTTCTCAAGAACAACAGGCGGAAACTCATATGACATTATTTCAATTAATGGAGATGGCGTTTCTCCAAGATCAACAGTTACAGTAACAACAGCTTCTAACCACGGTCTTGTCAACGGAGACATTGTTTCTGTGCAAGAAACCACATCTTCTCAGACAGCTGATGGTACATATCCAATAACCGTAATTGATGCAACATCATTTTCATATCGTGCAAAAGGAGTAGTTCCAGCACAAACAATTAAAGATGGAAATATGACTGGTGTATACGGCGGAGGAATTTATGATAACTCACATATTACTGGAGGTAACGTTGGATCTTATGGTTCTTGGTCAGCAATTTCAGATCAAGCAGCATATTCAACAATTACAGTAACAACTCCTAGACCTCACGGATTGTTGCCAGGAACACCAATTCTTATTAACGATCTAACAAGTCCAATTGGTGGCATTCAGTTTATTACAAACGTTTCTGCACCAAATCAATTTAAATTTCAACTTACTACACAAGCAACTCCAGTAACAAATCCAATTGCAACAGCAAATATTGGTTTGTTTACTAGACCAGAAGGATATGTAGACCATAGACCTTTTGACGGTGGAGTTATTATGACTACTGCTAATAACGTTTGCGGTGTACAGACAGTTCGTCAAACTCGTCGCTACTTCCGTTATCAATCAGGTAAGTCAATTCAATTTTCAACTGGTGCAAAATTAACACCAACATATGATATTGATACAATTTTCTGTTCAAGCAATGCTGTAGGTATATCATTGGTTACAGTTACAACTCGTCAGGATCACGGTTTACAACCAGGAGCAACAATTAGAGTTGAAGGTGCAACTGTTACTGGAGACTACAATCCTTGGAATGGAGACTTTATTGTAGGAGAAGTTCTTGGAACTAACTCATTTAGATATTCTATGCTTCTTACACAAGTTCTTCCATCAACAGATCAATTCCCTGGCGGAACAGATGTAAATATTACTGTTGTTAAATGGAAGGGTGCTGCAACAAGATGCGGGCTTTATGATGATCAAAACGGATTTTTCTTTGAATATGATGGAAAAGAATTCCACTGTGTTCGTAGATATACAAAGAAAGAACTATTTGGTCGTGTAAACGTTGTACAATTCTCAAATTATGTACAAGGTACAAATACAAGATTTAGAAAACAGCTAACTGTTGGAGAGCAAATCACTATTAGAGGTGCTCATTATAAAGTTATTCAGATTAACAATGATACAGAAATGTATATTTCTCCAGCATATAGAGCTCAAACAACAACTTCTGCAAGATATTTGAAGATGGAAACTGTTAAGGTTCCACAGTCACAATGGAATATTGATAAAATGGATGGAACTGGTCCTTCAGGATATGTTCTAGACCCAGCTAAGATGCAGATGGTTTATATTGACTATACTTGGTATGGTGCAGGATTTATTAGATTTGGATTCAGAGCAGTAGATGGAAATATCTACTATTGCCACAAGATGGCTAACAACAACGTTAACACAGAAGCTTATATGCGTTCTGGTAACTTGCCAGCTCGTTATGAAGCCGTAAATGAGCCTACAAAATTTGCTCGTCTAGTTTCAGGCGGAACTGCAATTAGCGGTGCTAGCTTAATGCCTACAGAAATTTCAATGTATGTAGACAATGTTGATTTCTGGCCTTCATCTGGATATCTAATGATTAAAGATGATCAAAACTGTGAAATTGTTTCTTATTCATCAATTGGAGCATACAATGCTACAGCAAGGGGCTGGCTTGTAAACATTGCAAGACGTCAACCTATGTCAATTAATTATTCAGGAAGCATGGTTTCTCTTACTGGAACTTCTGCCAACGTAATATTTAATCCAGATACAACAATTCCAGGCGGTTCAGGAATTGCACAGGTTTCAGTACAGCCAATATCTCAAGAATGTGCTCCAGTTATTTGTCACTGGGGATCTTCAGTCATCATGGACGGAAGATTTGATGATGATAAAGCTTACATCTTTACTGCTGGTATGCAGAGATTTATTCAAATTACTGGTTCTGGTACATTTACAGCAAAGATTGCATCACGTTCAGCATCAGGTGGCGTAGTAACACTTACAACTTCTTCTACACATAATATTCAGCCAGGTTATAACGTTTCTATATCTGGTGTTAATACAGTTGCTTCTGTTACAGCAGCATCTATTACATCAAGCGTAGCAACACTTACAACTTCTGGTGCACATAATATGCTTGTAGGACAAACAGTTACTGTTTCAAACGTAATTAGCTCAACAAATACAATTTATAATGGAACTTATGTTATTACTGCAGTTCCAGCAGCAAATCAAATTAGATATACAAGAGTTTATCCTACCAACACTTCTCACACTGGTTTGGCAGGAACAGTTACAGAATCTTTAACATTTAACGGAACATTCTCTGTATCTTCTGTAACATCAAATACAATTGTTTACTCAATTTCTGACACAACAACATTTGCTTCAGCAGTTGTTGCAGCAGGTACAGCAACACAATCATTTGGTTCTTCTTCAACACCACGTCCACTAGTTTCAATTAGAATTGCTCCTTCAGTAGACAACGGTCTTGGAAGAAACTATGGAATTCGTGAAATTGTAAACCATATGCAGCTAAACTTAAACTCAATTGGTATTCTTTCATCTGGACAGTTCTTGATTCAAGGATTCTTGAATCCAGCAACATTAACTGGACCAAGTATTCCAGGAGATTGGGAAACAGTTAGAGTTCCTGGTGGATCATTAGCACAGGTAATTTACCATGATGGTGGTGGAGTTCCTGGAAATACTATTACTAACCCAACAAATACAATATCTGGGGGAGACCAGGTGTTCGCCTTCTACACAGAAAACTCTGGTGGTGAAAACCTTTCAGTCTCAACATTTGACCTTACAAAAGTAAGAGATCTTGGAACATCAATTCTTTCTGGAAATGGTAACTCTACCGCTCCAGGATATCCAAATGGACCAGATATTCTTACAATCGTAGCAACAAACCTTGGTGCTACAACAGGTAACATTTCTTGCCGTCTGTCTTGGACAGAGGCTCAGGCTTAAAAAGGAGGGCATAAATGCCTAGTTATTCTACGCTATCTAGTCAGATTGACGTATTTAAACAAAAAGTAGATGCCCTATATGCTACAGGAACATTAGACGCAAACTCTTTGTTATTGTTAGCAGAGGCACTAGAAACAATATCCTCAGCTCTTGGAGTAAGCGATATTGTTGGTGCTACAGCTGAAGCAATCACAACACTAAATGCTGCAAGAGATGCTGCAATTACAGTTGTAAATGGCACAGCAAATGGTACAGCAGTTACTAATTTACAAAACTCTTATAATACATTAAACACCGCATACACTAATCTTGCACCTAGAGTTACATCTTTAGAGTCAACTAGCACGTCTCAAACTTCAGCAATTGCTACAGCTTCTGCTTTAGCAGCTTTAGGCGGATGGAACTCTTGGCAGATACATAGTAGCGGAAACAAGGCTTTAGCTGCCGCAGACAGAATATTTGTTATCCCTGGTCCAAATATGACACTTACTCTTCCAGCAACACCGTCACTTGGAAATGCTGTTATTATAGTAGATGCAGCAGGAACTGCTGCAACAACAAACTTTACAATTGCAAGAAATGGTGTTCCAATTATGGGGCAAACTCAAGATCTTATTGTTAATACAAACAATGCCAGACTTCAATTAGTTTATTCAGATAATACTCGTGGTTGGAGGCTCGTATAATGCCTATTTATTATGATGAAGTTGTAAATTCAACAATGAATTTTTCAAATATCACAACAACAGGTCAGACACTTGCAACGTATAGAACTGGAAGAAGAGATTTAGGAACAACAAGCGGTACCGTAAACCTTGATCTATCTTTATCAAATGATTTTACATGTACTCTTAATGGTAATACAACATTTAACATTACAAATACTCCAGCTTCTGGAGTTGTATCTTTCTCCCTACAACTTACTGGTGGAGGATCTTATACAGTATCATTTACAAATGCAAAATATCCAGGAGCAACAGCTCCTTCTTTAACCTCTGGTGGAATTGATGTTATCACATTCGTAACCTACGATAATGGAACATCATGGCGAGGACAAGTAGCAATGAAGGACTCAAGATAATGTACGCACAAGTTATAGATGAAGAAATTGTACAAATTGTTGATGAGCAATCTCTTAGAGAGCTTTATCCATCAACACATTTTCCGTCACCAATTTTGCAACGCCACCTAGAAGGTTTTGACAATTGGTATGTAGTTCAAGATGATCCAACAGTTCCAGAATATGACAACAAAACTAAAAAGGTTGAATTTGTTAGAGAGTGGAACGCAGGAGCAGTAGTTGGCTACTATAAAGTTTTAAACTTAACTAAATCTGAAAAAGATGCCCTTGTAGAATCTAGATGGTCTCAAATAAGATATCATAGAGACAACACAATTGCTTCAACAGATTATTTAATGACATCAGATGTATTTAATTCGTTTTCTGAATCTGATAAAACAAAAATTACATCTTATCGTCAAGCTCTTAGAAATATTACAGACCAAGAAGATCCATTTAATATTACATGGCCACAACTTGGTATTAACTCTATTACTTTAAAGTATAATGTGGAGATTTAAATGCCATTTCCGCAAAACCGATATCTAGCTGGCGCAGGCGGAACAAAGCCATTTTTACTTAGACAGGTTATAACAACTGGTTATGTTTTGGCTGGCTATCAAAATAGCTCACCTTGGACAAACGTTAACGAAGTAACACATTCAACAGATACAACAATTGATAAAGGAAATGTTTTAAATAACTCTTCTGGTTATCCTGGAGGAATGTGCGATGACACATTTGCATATCTACTAAAAGCAAATAACGGTGTTGGTGGAAGCGGCACAAATACAAATAGATATAATATGAGAACAAATTCTTCTGTTACTGGTCCATCTTCTCCATACAATGTTGGAAACTCTGGCACAATTATGCATAAAGAGCAATCTTATGCTTATGGAAAACCATTTGATGGATCAGCAGCAATTATGAGATTTAATTTTGCAACACAATCATGGATGTCAAGCATCGGCGCTTCTTATGGAACAAATGGAGGTTCTGGTGGTTCTGCAGTTTATCATGAAAATGTTGGATGGCACTACGGGGATGGAAATGGTACTGGCGCAGGAGTAAAGTTTACCTTTGCAACAGAAACCCAATCAACTGGTACAATTTATGGTGCTCATGGACAGCAAAAAGGAATTTCTTCAAAAAGAACTTATTTGTATACTGGTAACGAAGGCGATTATGCTGGCGGATACAATTTAAGAAGATGGAATGTTGCTACAGAATCAAACGTTGGAAACGTTTCAAAGCCAATTGGTAACTGCGGAGAAGAAAATTTTGACATGGGGCAGGATTGGCAATTTATGCTTGGAAATTACAACGGTTCACAGAATAACAGATCTTGGAGATTTAGTTATACAACAGACACAGGATATGAAGGCGGAGGCGGAATGCAGTCAAAAGGTGTTGGCGGCAGAAGCTCAGCGTATTCAGCATATCGCTCTTAACAGATAGGTAGATAAATGAGATATATTAACGATTTAACGTCGGACGTTTCTGGCTACACAAAAGACCAGAAAGACATTCTTTTGTATGCAGCAAATAGACAATGGGGAACTCCTGTATTTAAAATAGATAATTTTGTTGGAGGCTCACAATACACACCATTTGGAAAATTAAGACAGTTACTTCTTGAACTTGGATCTAGAGAAAATTTAATTATTGATCAGGAATTAAAAATAGAACGTACAAGATTAGAAATAGAGCTTGAAGATGAACTAAGACATCAAACAGATTCTCCTGCTCAGAAAAAAATACATGAATTAAATATAAAAGAAAAACAAAGAGTTTTAGAAACTCAAAAAATTATGGTTACTCTTACTTATGAAGAAAGAGATAAGTATATGATGCTTATTGATAGATTTAATGAGTCTGAAGAAGGAAAGTTGCCAGATGGTAGAAAAATTATAGACATAATTGGAAACCATGAAGAAGAAGAAAGATTAGAAGCAGAGCTTTGGGCCGTAAGACTTGGGGCTCAAGCAGGCTACGATTTAATGTTTTATGGCCGTGTAAATAATGGTAATATGGAAGCAATAGATCAACTTCCAAAACCAATTAGAGAACTGGCATTAGAAAATGCAATATCTAAAGCTTTAGAAACCAACCAGCACCTAGAGCTTTTGCAGGGAGAGATTAAAAATAGACTACAACTTGAGTCTGCCCCATCAGCATGGGAAGAGCTTAATTAATGTATTTGATCTATGATGTAGAGGATAAAAGCCCATACATTAAAGAAATAGGCTCATGGAACGGAATCATGGTCGGCGAAATTCATGATTCTTTAATTACATATTCCGTATTGCCAAATGCTGTATATTTAACAAAAGATGTAGCAATGGCCTATAAATTTGTAGCAAAATATAAAGGTTATATAAATGTAAGGCCAAATACAGAAGTTTATGATCAAATAAATAAAGATTTATTGGTGCCTTATAAAGATAAATTTCAATATTTTTTAACAGAAGAAGATAAAGCAAACGCTTGTCTTTTTCAAAAATGTGTAATGTATTTTATGTTAAATAAACATTACAATAACAAGATCAATATTTCTAACAACACACCCTCTTGGTTAAGGGACAATAGTTGGTCATCTGAACATGTCTTACTTCAAAAGAAAAAGTTGGTAGAACAAGAGATAGACTCTTGCCAAGATTGGGTAGAAACTGGTATACTAATGGATAAACGTTTTGGTGTACAACATGACCCAAATATAGCAGCACAACCAATAGACCTGTAGGTAATATGTTTAGCGTACCGCTTAACCCTAAATTAAAAGAAGATCAGTTAAACGACTTTATAAATTTTTTAAAACAATATAAGTCGTACATATACGATTTTTATTTTACTTGTAGAATACCTCCGTTTAATCAGGATGCTATGGGCGACATATTTGTGGGAGATGGAACCCATGAATATTTAAATGAATTGGCATTATATATACAGTCTGAAACTGGAGTTACTGCTTCTGCAGTTTTTAATAATATTGAAGTAAGACCATCTCAAGAAAATTTAGATTTATTTATTGAATCATTTAAGCCTTTATATGAAGCAGGCATTAAATCAGCAACAATTCCTCACACCCATTGGATGGCAACTGGACAAATTAAAAAATCATTCCCAGACCTATTTGTTAAAAATACAATACTTCGTAATGTATCAGAGCCAAGAGACATAGAAAAGTTGGCTAAGGCAGGCTTTGATTATATAAATTTAGATCGTGATTTAATGAGAGACCATGAAAGGCTATTAAGGTTTAAAAAAGCTGCTAAACAGTTTCACGTGAAACTGTCGCTACTGGCCAATGAAAGTTGCTATGGCGGGTGTATAATGATGGATGAACATTATCAGTTTAATAATACAAGATCAGACGGTCCACAGTATTTTAATGACCCCATAAGCAGAGTTTCTTGTCCAAAGTGGGACCATGAAGATTTTGCACATTCTTTAAAGACTGCCAATTTTCCACCTTGGAAAGCAGACTGGGACGAATTTTTAAATGATTTGGGCATAGATGTGATTAAGATGCATGGGCGGGAATCACATACAAGACTTAAAGAAACCATGAATATAATCAGGAGGTATGCAAATAATGAAGAAATTTTATTTGACAGCTTTAATGATTTTATTGAAGAAACTAATATGGTTGATAAACCGATTACCATCTGGCGTAATAAGATCAAAAATTGTAAATTTGATTGCTGGGATTGTGGCTATTGTGACAAAATAATGGCTGCCAAATATGGCAATCATATTAACTCAAAAGTTGCCATGGTCGCACAAGAACTTGTAAATTCAGTAAATGAGCCTGTAGAGATTGACGTTCCTGGGCTTACCAGCACAAGAGTTCAATCTTTTATAAATAAAATTGCTAAACATTCTAAAAAATATTTAGAGGTTGGGTCTTATCAAGGCGCAACTGCGGCGGCAGCATTAAGTGGCAATTCTATAGAAGCATATCTTATAGATAATTGGAAGGTAGCCCCACAATCAGTAAGGCCAGATTGGGACACCCCTAAAACAAACACGGTTGAAGAATTTAAAAATAATATAAAACCATATATTGGAAACAACAAGGTTTACATATCAAACTCAGATATGTTTAAAGTAGATTTATCAAACATTGATAATGTGGATTTATTTTTTTATGATGGACCACATGATGCCAAGTCTACCTATGATGCAGTAAGATATTATTCCAAGGTATTTGCAGAAAATGCCGTTGTCATTTTTGATGACGCTAATTGGACAGAAGTTGTTCAGTCTGCATATAAAGGAATTGTTGATTCTGGATTAAAAATATTGTATAGTAAGAAAGTATTAAATGCTCTAGAATCAGATAAAGACTGGTGGAATGGGCTATATATACTAGTAGTAGAAAGAAAAATAAAATGACAGCATCAGTATTATTTGAAGAATGGTATTACATTCTCATGCTTGGAACTGTTTTGGCTTTATCTTATCAGGCACGTAAGTATGATATTTTTCAGCCGCTTTACTCCTTTGTTGCAAAGAAAGTAAAGTCAAAGAGAGCAGTTATTGCTTTAACATCTGCTATTTCTGGAGTACTTCCAATTAATGGCCGTGTAGTTATTTCAGCTGGAGTGCTAAACACATTGGCTCCAGTTGAAGGAGATGAACGTAGAAAAAAATATGGAGTTATTGATTATTTGGCAACTCATCATTTCTATTTTTGGTCTCCACTAGAAAAAACAGTTATTCTTCCAATGGCAGCTCTTAATATTAGCTATTGGTCATTCTTTGGTTCTACCTGGCCTTTGCTTGCAACAGTTGTTGCATGCACATTGTGGTATATTTTTGGAAAGATCAAAGAAGAAGATGTAGAAATTAATATTCGATCAAAACGGGAAATTCAAAAGTTAGATACAAAGGCTATTGTAAAAGATAATATTATTACATTGCTTATTGTTACTGGTCTATTGATGGCAGGCAATATTGTTGGATACTATAAAGATTCTATTGCTAATCTAATTGGAAATTCTCATACATCCGACGTCCTAATTTTGACCTTAATTGGATCCTTTGTCCTTTCATTTATTTTGGGAAGCAGTGGAAAATTTGCTGGAGTACTTGGAGTCATATTGCCAATTTTTGGTCAGATGTACCTTCCTTTGCTTTTTGCAGTAAACTGGGCTGGATATATCCTTTCTCCTATGCATAAATGCATGATTATTGGAAAGCGTATTTTTGGGTCAGACTTTAAGGACTACTACAGGGTCCTTATTGGAGTAGTCACAGCAGTTGTTGCAGTTGGATTGATCCATACCTACACAACTGGGCTTTAATTGTTCGATACCCCAGTGGCTTCTAGAAGGTCACTGGGGTATAATTAAGAATGTTATAGGTAGGGCGGAACCCTAAACAATAAAATAGTCATGCTATAATTTATACAGGAGAAAAATATGCCTAGTTATGATAGTTTATCAAGTCAGATCACTACTTTTAAAGCTAAAGTAGATGCTCTGAGCAGCAGCACCCTTACTGCTCAAGAAATTGTTTTCCTTGCAAAAGCACTTGAATCAATGGGAAATCTTTTAGGGGTAAACGATATCGTTGCTGCAACTTCAGCTAGCATCAATTCAATTCAAACAGCAGGCACTGGACAAGTAACAACAGTTCAGACAGCAGGCGCAACTCAAATTGCTGCTGTTAATACAGCAGGAACACAAAACATTGCTAATCTAGAAGGACAGATTAGCAATTATACTTTATACACAAACATGGGAGTGATTTAATATGGCAGTAGTAAGCTTACCAGCTCGTTTCGCAGCAGGAACAGCAACAACAACAGAAACTACAGTATTGACAGTTCCTGGTGGAGAGACAGATATTGTCACCTCAGTAACATTTGACAACATCACAGATGTTGCTAATCAGGTTACATTGAAGATGGCAGGTACTAACTTCTGCAAGAATCTCGATCTCGCACCAAGATCATTGGTAGTACTAGATTTCAAGCAAGTTTTAAATACAGCAGAAACAATTACAGTGCAGGCATCTGTTAACAACGGAGTCACATTCTTTATTTCTGGTGTTAAAATTACAAACGTATAATTAAAGGAGTTTTAAAATGGCTGTAGCAAATTCAACTACACAAATTGTAATGCCAGGTCTAGATGCGGCAATTCAGAACAATCTAAACACAGCATTGAATACAAACACAACATTGCAGTCAGTATTGGCATCGGTTGGAAATATTCCACTAAAGGTAGTTAAGCCTGTTACAGTAAAGTTAGACTCAACACAATATTGGACTCGTCCAGCAAATACATTGTCTTCAGTTGAAGTTATTTTAGTTGGTGGTGGCGGTGGCGGTGGAGGTTCACACAGCTCTCATCACGGCGGTGGCGGTGGTGGCGGTGGACAAGTTATTCGTCGTCACGTAGATATTGCTAGCGTTGCAGTAGGACAAGCAATTCTTGTAACAATTGGAAACGGTGGTTCACAAGTTTGTGGAAACTCAAATACAAATGGCGGAAATGGTGGAAACTCTACATTTGGTGCATTCATTACCGCATATGGCGGAGGCGGCGGCGGAGCATACGGACAACATGCACCACAATCTCCTGGTGGATCAACTGGTGGCGGAGGAGGACGTAACTCACACTCAGCTGGTGGTGGCGGCGGTGGCGCAGGTGGCGCAGGACGTGGAGCTTGGGGACAAAACCAAGAACATTCTTGGAGAATGTATGCAGGACATGGTTCACACACACCAACAACAGATGAAGGTTCATCAACTGGTGGACACGGAATGGCTGGACAAAATTCTAGCTCTCAATCAACAACTGGTGGAAATGGTGGACAAGGACTTTATGGACTAGGCGGTGGCGGTGGCGGTTCAGGTCGTCACGCTATGGGTAATGGCGCAAATGGCGGTGGCGCAGGTGGCGCAGGAAATGGAAGTCCTTATGGAAGCACTGGACAACCTGGAATTACTGGAACTGGCGGCGGCGGTGGCGGAGCCGATAACGGAGCATGTTCTGGAGTTGGTGGAAGCGGAACTTGTATAATTACTTATTGGCTAAAGGAGACAGCATAGTGAGAAGAACAGCATTAGTTAAAAATGGCTTGGTAGAAAATGTAATATTACTACCAGCAGAATCAGATGATTTAGAGCAACTTAAAGCAGGTGTTGCAGAACAGTTCGCTTGTGAAGTTATCGATTGTCATGATTGGGAAGATCCAAATCATCCTTATTCATATGTCTCTCCAGGATTTACTTGGGATGGAACAAAATTTATTGCTCCAGAAATACCAGCTGATACAGTAACAGAAGAAAGTTTGGCAGAAGCAGCAAGAGTTATGGCAGAGGATGATGCACTTCGTTCGCAAGAATATAAGTTTGATCCAAATGACCCAAGAAACCCAAAACCAGCTTCTCCAACAGTAACGGGAGGCAATGAATAATGCCAATTACATCAATACCAGAATCTATAAGCCCAGCGCTTTGGACTTATACATATCTACAGGCACCAATTAATGGTCAGGGATATACATATTTTAATATTCCTTCAGCAGTAGAAGCAAAGGGAACAATTGCAGCAAATGGCACAGCAACATGTGATATTTCTTCATATAACGTCTTTGCATTTACAGTAGCAGGTAATGCTACTGTTGCTTTTACAAATATCCCATCAACAGCTAAAGCAGCATTTTGGCAAGTTGAAATTAAGGGTGGAGGCTCATATACAATTACATGGCCTGCATCAATTAAATGGGATGGCGGTGGAGCTTCTAACGTAGCACCACTTCTTTCAACAAATACAACAGTACTTAATTTTTACACAAGAAACGGTGGAAGCACAATCTATGGTGCATATGCTTTTGCCGATCTAAACGTATAGGAGAAATAAAAAATGGCCGTAAATTCCACCACAAAGCTAACAGTCCTACCAGGACTAGATTCAACAATGCAAAGCAACATGCAGGTTGCACTAGACTCAAATGCAACATTGGCATCTGTTATTTCTGCAACTGGTGGAGTTCAAACAAAACTTCTTAAACCAGTAACAGTTAAATTTAATGCAACTGGTAACTGGACTCGTCCAGCCAACACAATGTCTTCAGTTGAAGTTATTTTAGTTGGTGGCGGTGGAGGAGGCGGAGGATGCCACAATTCTGGACACGCTGGCGGCGGTGGCGGAGGAGGCCAAGTAGTTCGTAGATTCGTAGATATTTCTTCAGTTCCAGTAGGCGGAAACATTCTTGTAACAATTGGTGGCGGAGGAAGCAGAGTTTCTGGAAATACAAATACAAATGGTGGTAATGGAGGAAACTCAACATTTGGTTCATTCTTAACTGCAGGTGGCGGTGGCGGTGGTGGCGGATATGGACAAACTGGACAACAAGGCTCTGGTGGCTCATCTGGCGGTGGCGGTGGACAATCTTCACACTCAGCTGGTGGCGGCGGCGGTGGCGCAGGTGGCGCAGGAGAACATGGAAGATGTATGATGATTCACCACTCTTGGTACACATATGGTGGACAAGGTTCACACAATACATCTGGTGCTAACGGTGGCGAAGGTGCATCTATGGGTGGATCTGGAGAATATAAGGGATCTTCATCTGATCAAAATTGCTGTGGAGGAAATGGCGGAATTGGACTCTATGGATTCGGTGGTGGCGGTGGCGGCGGCGGAGACTGGGGCATGGGCTCTGGTTCAAATGGCGGTGGTGCAGGAGGTTCAAGAGTTTCATATTCACCATATGGAACATCTGCATCTCAAGGAATTGATGGAACTGGCGGCGGCGGTGGAGGTTGCCAAGAAGGTGCAACTTCAGGATTTGGTGGATCTGGTACCTGCTTAATTACATATTTCGTAAAAGAGAGCGCTTAACATGTACGCCGTAATTGAAGGCAACAAGGTTGTCGCATACGGCACAGTAGAGCAGATTCTAAATGTGTCAGTTGGTGCTGAAGGTATTAAATCAGTAATTAAAGAAAATGACTTGGTAGAAGTTATTACTAAAATTGATTACAACAAAGACACAGAAAAATTAGTTTCTGTTGAACCTTACGTTGATGGGAAAAAAGTTTATTCTGTTAAAAAAGAAAAACTGTCTGTAGAAGAAATTAAATCAAATGTAGAGGCTCACGTAGATTTTGAGTTACTTTCAATGGTTAACAGAACAGATAAACCTGCAAAAGATTATGTTAAAGCTCTAGAGGCTATTAAGAAATCAGCTGGAACAGTCTCAGAGATTGAATGGCCAAGCAAGCCATTGGAGGAAGTGTAAATAATGCTAGGTAATCAACGTTCTATCTTTAGAAGAAATCGTTTTACTGAAAAAGGATTGCAACTTTGGGTGGATGCAGCTTTGCCAGGAACTGTTACAAGAGATGGTTCAAATAAGGTTTCTTTGTGGAAAGATAAAACAATAAATGCAAGAAATTTCACACAGGCAGTTGCAGCACAACAGCCAACTTATCTTCCTACTGGTATTAATGGCTTAGGCGCAGTTTATTTTGATGGAACAGCATTTAATATGCCATTTTCAGATCAAACTTTAGCATATATTGCAAACTCATCTTTTACAATTGTTTATGTTGCTACCAAAACAGCAGGATCTGCAAATCAGTATGTAATTGGTGGACAGGGTACTGGAACAAGAAATAATCTTATTGCTGGATACGTTTCAGCAAATACATATAAATTTGGTTTAGGTAATGATGATATGAACGCAATTGTTAACGTTGTTAACGCAGGCGTTCCAGAACTATACCTAATGACATTTGATGGAATAACATTTGAAAGAAGAATTCGCAGAAATACAGCAGATGAAGGTTTAGGTGCTGCATCTGGAGCATTATCTGGAATGAGCGGACAAGCTCTCGGCAAGTATTTATCTTCATTTGGAAATTTTGCACTAGGAGAACTTCTAATTTATAACAGAGTATTGACAGCATCAGAAATTTCAGGCGTAGAGCGTGATATGATGTCCAAATGGTCAATTTCTTACGGTAGCTAGGAGGCATAATGCCAGTATCATATGAATACTATTCCCCACAAAGATTTGGAGATCCTACTACACTTTTAACAACACCAGTAAATATTTATACGTTTGATGAAAAATCAATAATGAAGCAGTTGCTTGTAACAAATATTTTTAATGGCCTTTTAACATTCTCAATGTATCTTGTGCCATCTGGGCAAGTTTTGAAAGAAGAGTATAAACTTTTTGGAGATGTTCAGGTAGACGCAAATACAGTTTTAACAATTGATTTAAATCAAGTTGTTTATCCTGGAGAGTCCATTTATGCACATGCTAACGTTGCAAATGGAGTAAACTTTGTTCTTTCTGGAGTAGAAATAGTTAATCCTGTTGTAGCATAATAGGGTTGAGGGAGGCGCTCTATGGCATACAAACAGTATGGTAATGTAATTAACACTCTCAACATAAAAGCAAAAAATATATTTAATTGGAATACTAATTACGTAAATTCTTACGGATATAGACATATTAATGCTATTGTTTCACATACACCAATAACAAGATCAAACATTAAAGTTGCTTCAGGAACTGGACAGTTACTTGGATTCGTTCCTTCTCTTGTTGGATTAAATTATGATACCGCTTCTCTTATTTTAAGAAATGCTGGTTTTACACCAGACCCAAATTATTCTTATTCAAATAGCATTGGTTTTCAACAATATCTTTCTGCTGGTGGATATGTATCTGCTCAAGCTCCAGCACCCTCAGCCTCATCTGGAACTCTATTAGCTTTTGGTTCCAGCGTAAGACTTGAAGTTATTTTATATACAACAAATCCAGTTGATACAAGCACTGTTCCAAACGCACCACTTTGGTCAAATGCTACATCTTCAGATTCTGCTGTTACACTTACATTTATTACTCCAGCAGATGGCGGATCCCCTATAACAAGATACGAATACTCAATAACAAACGGTGCCTCTTGGATAAATATTGGACTTCCAACAAATAACACATTTACGGTAAGCAGTTTAACAAATAGCGTTAATTATACATTTTATATAAGAGCTGTTAATGCAAAGGGAAATTCTGCATCTTCTGCTGGTGTAACAAAAGCACCAACATCTGGATCTGGTGGCGGTGTAATTGTAGCTCCATCTGCTCCATCTTTTACTGTATCATTTATTACCAATACATCTTTTAGAATTGATTTAACTCCTCCGTTAAATGACGGTGGAGCAGAAATTATTAGATATCAGTATACTTTAAATAATGGAGTAAACTGGGTAAATGCTTTTACCAATACTGGTCCAATCTCTGTAGGATCTTTAACTCCAGGAACATCATACCAAGTTGCAATTAGAGCAGTAAACTCTGCAGGATCTGGTGCTTCTAGTAGTGTACAAACAATTTCAACAACACAGGTTGTTCCAGATCTTGTTGGTATTTCTGTAAACTCAGCTAAATCAATTATTACTGCATCTGGTTATGTGTATGGAGACGGAACTCTGTCTGCATCAAATAACCAATTTTATTTAGATTATCCTGGAGGATATGTAACTGCTCAATCACCAACATCAGGAGCTACATTGGCTGGTGGCGGAACAATAAGACTAGACTTTACTCAATATTTATCTGCACCATCTTTTGGAACTGTTCCAAACGTTATAGGATTAACTTTATCAGAAGCGATTACAAGAATACAGCAAGCAGGATATTCAAATATTACACAGGTAACAACATCAGATCCAAATAAAGTTTACCAACAGATATATGCTCAAAATCCAGTCTCTGGTACAGCAGCCCTTGTAAATACAGAAATTACAATTTCATATTCAGATTATACTGGCTCTATTGCTATTCCAAATAATACTGTTGCTCCTTCTATGACATATGATAATCTATATGTTGGATCAAAATTTAGTGCAAGACCAGGTTCATGGACAGATAGCCCTACATCATATTCCTATCAATGGTTTGACTCAAACGGAAATAATTTTATCAATGCTACTGCAGCTACATATACTGTTACTCAATCTGCTGTTTCAAGATCAGTTGGATTAAAATTAGCTGCAACAAATGCTGTAGGAACAAGCAGCTATGCAAATGCTTCAAATAACTTTTTAGGACCAATCAAATCCTTAATTCAACCAACAACAATTGGTTACGGAACAATAAACCCAAGACAATCAACTCAACTTAATATTGCATGGTCTGGAGGAGATTCTCCATTCTACTTTATTGGTGTATATAAACCTGGATCATCTTCTTATATAACAACAAAAATTGTTACTACAGAATCAACATCAATTACTGGATTAACAGCTGGAACAAATTATTATATTCAGATATTTGGTAATAATAATAACGAATATTCTTCTGGTTCAAAAACTAGTGCAGTTTTATCTACAACTTATGCAGCAGCATCTTCTACACCAGTTTTAAATACAGCTACAAAATCTGGAAACAATATTAACTTTACAGCAACTAAGGGGTCAAACACAGGAGCACTTAGTTTGATTATTCAAACAACAAGCGGCGGATCAGTATCTGGAGCAGTTGAACAAAAATTTGGGTATGACCAGTCTACAAATAGCGTATCTGGAGCTTATGATATTAACGGAATTTCTGCTGGCACATATAATTTAGTAGCATATGGTTGGAATGAAGACTATGGCAATTCTATTGCTGGCTCTTCTGTTCAGGTTATTATATAATGGAGATATATGTCATACTACCTTAATGTTATAAAAGACAATCCAATAGTTTTCTTGCCATTGGACGAAACTCATCCATCTGCATCTGCAAATGATATTTCTGGCTGCGGAAATCATGGCACATATACGGGATCTTTTTCTTCTAACATTATGCCATTAGTTTATGGTGGAAGCTATGCAACTGTTATAACAAATTCTTCTTATATAGAATTAAATACCTCAAATAATTATTATAAAACCAATGGACCAGGCGGATTTGCAACAAGTAATTATTCAGATAATGATTTCTCTTTAGAGCTATGGTTTAAGTCTAAAATAAATTCAACAAGCCTAACTCCTTTATTGGCAGACTCTACAAACTCTATTGGTATTTTTTACGAAAACGGAAATATCATTTTTAATATTGGCGGGGAATCATTATTTTATAAATTATCTTTTTCAGAAAAAGCAATGCATGTTGTTGCCAAATATAATGTTAGCAGCATGGAAATTTATATAGATGGTGGGCTAGTAGCCTGGAAAAATATTGAAGGTTTTAAGTTTTCAAATAATTCAATAGATTTTAATATTGGACCAGCAAACTCAGGAGATTCATTTTTAGTAGACGCACCAGCTATCTATAGATATGGACTTTCTCCAGTTCAAGTATATAAGCATTATTATGCTGGTTTGGACCATACGCAGCCAATCCATATAGTTGCCCCAGATAACGGAATCTTGTTGGGTATGCATGGTCAAAATATTGCACCAGTATTTGTGTATGAATATAATAAAGATATTCAATGGCAATCATTTATAGATGAAAATACATATTATAATGAAACAGAAAAATATATAACATTTAAAGAAACTGATGTACCTGGATCTAAAAATCTAATTATTGAAGATTTTGTTAATATCCCATTGGAAGCCAATATAAGCTCTTCTAAAATAGAATGGAAGGGAGATAAGGGGATACAGGTAGAAACGTCTATAAACGGCACTACATGGCTTCCTTGCACCAATAATTCCTCATTGCCACAGTTTAATAAAGACTCTTATACTGGAAGCAATATTTTGTATATTAAAATAACTTTAACTAGCGCAGATACTACAAAAGATTTTCCTAGGTTATCTTTATTTAAGATTTCATTTTATTCTAAAAAAGAATCTTATGCCCATAACTATGGGTATTATGCAGAGTCTGCAAAAGAATACGATCTGGCCAATTTTAGCTATCCAGTATTAATTAGACACCCAAATGTAGGGTTAAAAACAAAAGGCACGGGCGGATTTGACATTGCCATAGATCAAACAATTCAGTCTGTAGAATTAATGTTTACTCCTTCTGATTATTTGAGCACAACAATGTTTTATTCGGCCTCAGCAACTGGATCTCCAGAAACAGTATTTGGGTGGAATGGGTCTGCAATGCTTAAAACAAATATTGCGAAAGTATTTATAAATGGGGTCAATAAAACATCTATGTCTAATATATCCGACCACCTAGTTCTTGGGGAGCCCCATCATATAGTCTTGGTATTTACAAATCCAATATTAAACACCCTTAAATTTAATTATTCTCCATCAATGCCTTTAGGCTCAGTATCAAATTATCAGAATATTGGTCTTTATAGATACCAGCTTTCTGATAGCCAAATTACAACACACTACGACCTATATTGTGGAAAACCTTCTACTTCGGCCTCAAACTCGTCATTGACGTTGACAGAATCTTCTGTATCAACCTATAATCAAGACTATTTAATTGTTT